CGATTATTTTGAAGATTCTGCCAAAAGTCGGCACCTTATAGGTCTTCTTCTTATAACAATAATAAATGAATTTTCTATCAGTTTCAATATACATTACATTATTTGTATGAAGGTCATTATGTGTAAATGCAAACACTTTTTGGTAAGTTATTAAAATCATTATGATTTGCATAAACGCGGATAACCATTCTTCTTTGGATAGTTCATTATCCATAATTAAATTATCAAATGTGTTTTCACAATTTTCCATGCAAATTACTTGAACAGGGAATTTTGGAATTGTTGCAAAAATAGTTTCTTCATCTTCTTCTTCTTCATCTTCTTCTTCATTTTCTTCGTCTTCCTTTTCGTCTTCTTTAATAAAATTATTTATATTTGTATTTTCTAAATCAGTATTTTGTTCATCAGAATTGTCATTATCAGAAGTATATGATGTTCTAGATGAACACGACGACGATGATTTAATAGTTGCAGTTTTTGTGGAAGTTACAAGCATGTCTGAATTTGTAATATCTTCTAATCCAGCATCCATATTTTTCAAGTCATCTAAATTTATAGTATTATTAATTTCATTATTATTTTCAAAAATATTATCAAAAATATCATCATTAAATGATTTTGCAGAAAGATTTGATTTTGAGCTTAAATCGTGACTTATTTTAATTGGTTTTATTTTTTCATTATAAATTTCATCTTTAAAAATATGGTCATAATTTTCAACACCAAATACAATATTTTTGCTTTTTACAAAATATTCAGATTCAACTAAATATTCCAAATCGTCATATATGTTAAATTTAAAATCATTCTTGATAGCTAAAAAAGAACCGTAATAATCTACGCCATTTATAAAATTATTAGTGTGGATTAAATTGCTAGAGAGAAAAACGAAAAAACCGTCTACATATGCACAATTATTATAATCTAACATTTTTGAATGTGTATTTTGCTCGGTTGAGTCAATATCCGGTAGTTTCAAAAACTTGTCTTCATTTACGTCATACTTTCCTATAAAATATTTAACCGGGTCTAATAGTGGTGCCAATTTAAAAAATATTTCTTTGTCTTTAACCTTTTGTGAGTCAATATTTTTGACTCTACAGTCAAACAAATTAAAAGTGTCATCGTCGCTTAATCTCTCTTTAACATTTGACAAATACCATTTGTGATTGAGATTAATATTATTGTAGTTTGTAGAATTCAAGGCAAAGAATTGACTATAAATTGGAATATAATTTTGGACTTTAGAAAGAAAAAGTGAATTAGATTCTCCTAAAGTTTTGAACAGTTCCTGGTTTTTTCTTTTTTGATAATTCATGTTTATCATTTTAGCTAATTATTATATAAATTATGATTGAATTTAACTAATTCATCCACTTTTAAAAAAAGTGGAGCAAAACATCCAAAATACAAAACAAAAACATCCAAAATACAAACATATTTTGCTCAACTTTTCTTAAAAGTTGATTTTGCTCAACTTTTCTTAAAAGTTGATTTTGCTCCACTTTTTCTAAAAGTGGAATGCGTATTAATTTATTTTTTACTAATATTTTTATAGTATAAATTATATGACACTCGAGTTGAAAAAATTTGATATGAAAAACATCAGCTTTAAGCCAAATGAAAGCAAAGGCCCTGTTGTTGTTTTAATTGGTCGTCGTGACACAGGCAAATCTTTCCTCGTAAGAGACCTCCTCTATTATCATCAGGAAATCCCTATTGGAACCGTTATTTCGGGAACCGAAGAGGGCAACGGATTTTACGGAAAAATGGTGCCAAAATTATTCATCCATAATGAATATAATACTGCAATTATCGAGAACATTTTGAAACGACAAAGAACTGTTTTGAAGCAAATTAAAAAGGAAATGGAAACGTATAAAAGAAGCACTATCGACCCTCGCGCTTTTGTTATTTTAGATGACTGCTTATATGATAACACTTGGGCACGCGATAAAATGATGAGATTATTGTTCATGAACGGGAGACACTGGAAGGTAATGTTAATCATTACTATGCAATACCCTCTTGGTGTGCCGCCCACACTAAGAACAAATATAGATTATGTTTTTATTTTAAGAGAACCCTATATAGCAAATAGAAAGCGAATTTACGAGAATTATGCAGGTATGTTTCCTACATTTGAGTCATTCACACAGGTAATGGACCAATGCACAGAAAATTATGAGTGCTTAGTGATAAATAATAACTCCAAATCAAATAAACTACATGACCAGGTTTTCTGGTATAAAGCAGACAACCATAATGATTTCAGATTAGGGTCCAAAGAGTTCTGGGATTTATCCAAAGGATTCAATTCTGACGATGAAGAAGAGAAATATGACCCTGCAAATGTGAAAAAGAGGGGACAGGGACCCAAAATTAGTGTTAAAAAAACAAAATGGTAAAATCTTGCTTTACTTTTACCCAAAGCAAGAATAGTGCTTTTATAAAAACTGCTTTTCAAATATATAAGCGGTTATAACAACTTAAAGAGTATGCTATTATAAAGTATATAATAAGATGCAAGAACTGAATATTGTAGAACTCATAGAGAAAAATCCAATCTCTAAACTGTCAAAGGTATATAATAGCAAATTAATAAATAAAATCCAAGATAATTTTACTGATTTTGAATCACAATTATTTGTAAGTAGTTTTTATTGCTACTTAAATTATGATAAAAATATAGACTTTGTTGTAGACTTAGATAGCATATGGGGTTGGTTAGGCTTTACACAAAAAATAAGCGCAATTAGAGTATTAGAAAAACATTTTAAATTAGATATAGACTATAAAACCGCTTTACAATTTGACAAAGCGGATTTTAATGAAAAAGAAGAAAATATTAAACAAAATGGCGGACAAAATAAACAAACTATTTTATTAACAATTAAATGTTTCAAGTCATTATGTTTAAAAGCGCAAACAAAAAAAGCAGGAGAAATACATGAATATTATATGAAAATGGAAGAAGTTTTACATCAGATTGTGGAAGAAGAAACAGATGAATTAAGACTCCAATTAGAGCAAAAAGAAAATATTATTTTGGAAAAAGATATTGCGCTTAAAAATTCAAAAAAAGAAAAACAAAAAGCAGTAGAACAAGCAATTATTTGTCAATTCCCATTAAATACAGAATGTATATATATTGGAACAATTGATAACACAAATGAAGCAAACGAGAAACTAATAAAGTTTGGTCATACAAATGACTTAGCAACTAGAATGTACGACCATAGTAAAGGCTACAATAATTTTGCATTAATAGAAGCATTCAGAGTTCAAAATAAAGTGGAAATTGAAAACCTAATTAAAACATATCCTAAAATTAAAAGGCAAATTCGTAGCATAGAATTAAATGGAAAAAATAAAACAGAAATAATTGCTTATGATGCTACAAATTTTACTATTGAAAAATTAATTAAACATATAAAAGATATTATTCATTCTAAAACTTATAGCATAGATAATTTTAATAGAATAATGAAAGTGAATGAAGATTTAGAAAATAAAATTAAAGAATTAGAAGAACAAAATAAAAAGTTGGAAATTGAAAATAGAGAATTAGAAATTGAAAATAAAAAAATTAAATCACAACCTAATTATGTAACAAATGAAAAACAAAATATAATAATGCCAACTGAAATGGATAAAAAATTTGATGAATTTGTAAATAGTATTTGTATTGTAAGACCAGATGTTGAAGAATATTCGGTCAATATGGAAGGAAGGTATCGTTTATGGAGCCAAATTAAACCTACAAAAGAAGTGTTTCATGCATTTAAAAGTTATTTAGATGCAAGATTTAAACCTAAACGTATTGGAGCAAATCACGGTTATAGTGGAATTAAATTAAAAACAGCAGAATATCATAAAAGTGAAGAAAAATCAACTGTTGAAACATTTATATTTCAAGTATGTAAATTTTCTGATTGTGGAAAAATTTTAAATTCTGTTTTATTAAGTGAATATCAAAAATGGAAAATTTCTGTTGGTAAAGAATTATCTGAAAATGACATGAAAGAAATTAAAGAATATTTAAATGCGTCGCCGTATGCTCTTAAAGCAGTTGTATGGACAACTGAAGGTAATAATGAAGGCTATTATGGGTTATCTTTAAAACAAGTTGAATATAAACCAAAACTAATATCATGTACTGGCAAAAAAGTGTATAAAAAAGAATATAAAACAGATATCTTACTTGCTACATGGGACTCAATTGCAAAAGCATCAAGAGCTGAATGTATTTCAACTTCTAAATTAAGTAGATTTTTAAAAGACAAAAATATAGTAGACGATTATTATTATAGTTTTAATTGAATTATAAACTTAAACAAAATAATCCTTAATTTATTATATAAAAAATATATAATGAATTCAACTGATGAAAAAATAGTAGAGATACTATTGGACAATACTTCGTTGCCGTTACCTTTTACTCCAGTTTAATTTTTTTAACAAATGTAGCGCATAATTTAATTTACGAAAATTATTTGTATGCCACAGGTTTTATGTTTTTATCAATAACTTCTTTCATTCATCATTATAATACAACGAATTTAACATATATATTTGATAAAACAGGAATTATATTTATTTTTGGTTTTACTTTTAGAAAATATATTTAATGTTTTTTGCTCCACTTTTTTAGATTTATTTTCCTCAAATTTGCCTACAAATAGGAGTTTGGCTCCACCTTTCTTAAAGGTGGATTTAGTCCACCATTTCTAAAGAATCTTGTTTCTTTGCAAATGGTCCACTCTTCAACAAACTTTGACCGTGATCTGTCTCTCCTGTAATAATATTCTCTCCCTCAAACAATT